CCATATCTGTAATAGTAAGAATTGCTATGTCTGTATAAAATGTTACTGTGCCACAGATACCCACCTCATTACAAATCTCTTGAATAGTAGGTAAGAAATCACCTAACTCAAAATACTTGTATCCCGCAAACTTATTATGACCAGACTTTTTAAGGTCTGCTGTTTGTAACTTTAATCTTGCTTTCATTAATTTACTGTGTATGCTCATTTTGCTCTCCTTTTGATGTTTTTCCATCATTACTTGATCGTAATGTTGTTGTTGACTCATTTGCTTTCTCCCATTTGTCGTTATCTTCTTTAAGTTCTTTTACAAGATCAGCAAGAATAACTGATATATGTTTTAAAGAATGTGCCATAAAAAATATCCCCAAAATATTACTAAAAACCACTTTACCACATAATAGAACTTTTGTGTAAACTTTTTTTGCAGTCTGTCATTAGTGATAATTCTCATAAATTTATTTAAATTCATGTCTACTCCTAAACTTGAAAACACACTATACGCTTACTTTAATAAATTGTCAACAAGTATTTTAATGGGGGGGTATTTATCCGACTTTTATAGTTGTTGACAAGATTTTAATTGAGTGTTATAGTCGCCATTCATTTTAATAAGGAGATTTAAATGAACTTTACAGAGGCAGTATCACACTTTAATAATTCTAGACGTAAGATGGCTTATGCTCTTGACATTTCTATTCAGGCAATTCAATATTGGGCTAAAGACCCAGCAAAAGATATTCCAAAGAAGCGTGTAGAACAAATTGAAGAGCTTTTAGTTAAACGTAGACAATCAGAAACTATACCTCAAGGAGAATAATATGACATCAAGAGAAGCATTATTATCAGCAAAATACGCATTAATTAAAATTCATACTATTTTAGAATTAGCAGATGGGCATACTAACAATGGTGGTTTGGAACTAACAGAACCAGAATGGGAAGGTATTTATGATGCTATAAGAGATGGATTGGGTGGGGAAGATGTATAAAATTAAAAACTGGGAAAAGTTTAATTTATACAATGTTTCTAATCCAAAATATCGTAAAGAAATGACTTGGTTTAAAATTTATGGTAGAGATATTTTAAATAATTTAGATTGGTTTACACTCACTTCTGACCAAAAATCAACACTTTTTGAATTATGGTGTTTAGCTAGTCAAGATGAAGGTAAATTACCTAGTGTTGATATTATAGCATTTAGACTTCGAAAAGATAAAGACTATATAATCAATGCTTTAGAAACTTTAAAGGATTGGCTCTGCCCTTTGTCTACCCAAAGTCTAGACATTGTCTGCCCATCGGATGCCCTAGATAAGATAAGAGAAGATAAGATAATATCTATTGTGCGATTTGAAGAGTTTTGGAAAGAGTATCCAGTCAATAGAAAAGTAGGTAAAAAACCTTGTATGGAAAAATGGGGTAGCAAGGGGTTGGATAAAATTGCAGAAAAGATTATTAATCATGTAAAAACTATGAAACAAAGTAAATCATGGAAAGAAGGATTTAACCCAGCACCATTAACATACATTAACCAAGAGAGATGGGAAGATGATAATACACCTAAACGAAATGTATGGGATAACGCATTATGAATTTAGGTGATGCTATGGAGTCACTAACGGTTAGTCAGTCCGTCATTACTGACTACTATCAACAAAAGGAATATGCTTATGCAGAGTTTAAGGTTAAGGATACGTCTGTATTTACTGACGATGTCTTGCGATATTTTAATACTGAAATACATAGTGGGAAAACATTGGGGTTTATTAAAACGGAAGATGGGTTTAGGGTAAGACCAAGTGAGCTGACTGTGTTGACAGGTGTATCAGGTCATGGTAAGTCTATGTGGCTATCACAAGTCATATTGTCTTTAATGACACAAGGAACAAAGTGTTTAGTAAGTTCGTTAGAGATGAGACCTGTGTTGACATTGGCTCGCATGATTACACAGACTTTAGGCTCACCAGAACCGACAGATGAATTCATAACTAAATTTTGTGAACGTGCAAAAGACAAGTTATATATCTACGATCAGACTGGTTCAACATCTAGTGAAGACATGATTGCTACATTGTATTGGGGTAAACACATTTTAGGTGTAGAAGTATTTGTGATTGACTCATTGATGAAAATGTCAGACATCTCTGAAGACAATTACGAGAAGCAAAAGTTGTTTATAGATAGGCTTGCTGTCACTTGCAGAGACTTGGAGATTCATGTATTCTTGGTAGCACATACAAGAAAGATGGCAGACGAATCAGAGATTCCAGATGCTACTCACATATTAGGATCGAGCCATATACGAAACTTATGCGATAACATAATTTGTGTGTGGAGAAACAGAAACAAAGAACGTGATGTAGAAAACAATGAGAAGACGGAAGATGAATTAAAGAAGATACCAGACGCTATGGTGTTTGTTCAGAAGCAACGTAATTATCAGTTTGAGGGTAAGTTTAGTTTTTGGTTTGACCCTAAAGGATTAAAATACAAAGAGTCACCACGATGACAATAAATGATTTTATAAAAGAGTGTAAAAAGTTATTTGGTGATGACATAGTTTATAAAGCAACATCTAATGACGGTGTGACTTTCAAATCTAAAGGATGGAGTGATAAATATGATTCGGTTCGTTTTGACGAAGTACAATTACGAAAACTTGATAACAAAAATCAAAGCTCTTGATTTAACTAAAAGGTGGCGTGTGAATATTAGTGAAGAAAAAGTTGTAAGGTCACTTGAACAGAATGAAAGATTGTGGTCGCTATATGGGTCAATTGCTAATTACATTGGTGAAGACCCTAGCACAGTTCACGAGTTGTTAGGCTATAAGTTCCTTCGCTATCAAACAGAAATAGCTGGCAATCCTGTGGAGTTGGTTAAGTCAACAACAAAACTCACTACAAAAGAAATGACAGAGTATCAAGAAAACTGTGAACGTTGGGCTTCTACTCTTGGTTGGAGTTGGGAGTTATGAGGCAACCAATTATTGATGGCATAGTTATATTTTGCATTGTATGGTTTATTGGTGGTGTTGCTAAACTCATTAAGTATTTTTATGAATTATCGTAGCAAGAAATTGTTAGAAGCGGTTCGTGAGTTTCCTTGTGCTATGTGTGGCAGACAAGACGGAACAGTTTGTGCATGTCATTCTAATCAACAGCGTGATGGTAAAGGCACAGGCATCAAGGCTCATGATTATAGAATCGCTAGTCTTTGTTATCAATGTCATGATATGATAGACAACAACAAAGAGTTAGACAGAGCAGAAAGAATTGAAGCATGGGAACAGGCTCATCGTAAAACTGTGGGTTGGTTATTTGATAGAGGAGTAGTTAAAATTGGGTAAAGGTTCTGGAAGAAGACCATTGTTAATTTCTGAACAGGAAGCAGAAGACAATTGGAATAAAATATTTAAAAAAGATTATGAATATGAATTAAACAAGTCTACTGGTGAAGTAGAAAAGCGTTTTATAGATGGCGTATCTAAACCTAACGGAGAACAATTTGGCGACAAGCCCAACGCAGTTAAGCCTTAAGAAGTTAAAAGACGAAGGATATTTAGTAGCAATCACAGAGCATTGGAATCCATTTGCAAGAATACGTCAAGACATGTTTGGTTTTTGTGACATCATGGCTATACGAGATAAAGAAATTCTTTTTGTGCAGACTACAAGTGCCACTAATGCTAATGCAAGAATAAAGAAAATTGCTAATTGTGAGCATGTTGGTATTATTAGAAAAGCAGGAATTATGATTCATGTTCATGGGTGGCATAAGAATAAAAGTAATCGTTGGGAATGTAAAGTCAGAGATGTATCATAAGGAAAAATATGGAAGCTAAAGTTAGAGAATATAATGTCAAAGGTCGTTTAGTTCATATAGAAAAAATGCGTAATTTAATTTTAGATGCGTTAGGTGATAAGTCTTTAACTATTGCAGAGTTATCTGAAGAAATGGGTTTGGAACATAGAAAGATCCAATACATTGTATTAAACATGAAAAATTTAGGTATGTTAAATTCAACAG